CAAGTATGCTGGTGCCTACGTTAAGGAACCTGTGCCAGGGATATATGACTGGGTGGTCTCTTTTGACCTCAACTCCCTGTACCCTCACCTCATTATGCAGTACAACCTCTCGCCAGAGACGCTACAGAGGCATCGCCACCCTAGCGCGAACGTTGAGAGACTACTGAATCGAGAGGTAGATACTTCTGACTTGCGTGGTCAGACTCTGTGTGCCAATGGTACTCTCTACGATACCAATAAACAGGGGTTTCTTCCCAAGTTGATGGAGAAGATTTATCAAGAACGAACCATTTACAAGAAGAAGATGCTTGCTGCCAAGCAGCAGTATGAGAAGACTCCTACCGTCGCGTTGCAGAAGGAAATCTCCCGCTGCAACAACATCCAGATGGCACGTAAGATTCAATTGAACAGTGCTTATGGTGCTATCGGTAATGAACACTTCCGATACTATCGTTTGGAGATTGCAGAGGCAATCACACTATCAGGTCAGTTGTCTATCCGTTGGATTAGTAACAAGACCAATGCATACTTGAACAATATTCTGAAGACAAATGATGTTGATTACGTTATTGCTTGCGATACCGATTCTATGTACCTTAACTTGGGTCCTCTGGTGCAAGAGGTATTCAAGGGACGAGAGACAGATGATGAGGTCATTGTTGGGTTCCTTAACAAGGTGTGTGAGGTGGAATTTGAGAAGTTTATTGAAAGTTCTTACCAAGAGCTCGCCACTTATGTTCGGGCATACGCGCAGAAAATGAAGATGAAGCGGGAGAACATCGCTTCCAAGGGTATCTGGACTGCCAAGAAACGATATATCCTCAACGTCTGGGACAGCGAGGGTGTTCGTTACTCTGAACCCAAGATGAAGATCTGTGGTATGGAGACTGCACGTTCATCTACCCCTGCGTTCTTCCGAGACAAACTTCTCAAGGCATACACTATCATTATCAACGGTACTAATGATGATGTCATTAATTTCATCGACGAGGTGAGAGAAGAAACCAAGAAGCAAGACTACCAGGACATTGCATTCCCTCGTGGTTGTAATAACCTTGACAAGTATAGTTCTCGTCATGATATCTACGAGAAGGGTACACCAATTCATGTGCGAGGTGCCTTGCTTTACAACTGGTATCTCAAGAAACATAAGATCACGCACAAACATGCATTGATCCAAGAGGGTGAGAAGATCAAGTTCTTGTACTTGAAAGTTCCGAACCCTATAATGGAGAACACTATCTCTTTCATGGGTAGGATCCCTACCGAGTTCCAGATCGAGAAGTACATCGACCACAAACTACAGTTCGAGAAGTCGTTTTACGAACCTCTCAAGAATGTGCTAAACTGTATCGGTTGGGACTCCGAGAAAACTATTTCACTACTATCATTCTTTTGATTATGGATTTTTTATCATCCGTCCTGAAGGACACTAAAAATGAGTTTGCTTCTCGTGCATCTGACGGCATCGCTGCTGGTGATGTTGAAACTTTTGTTGATACTGGTAGTTATATCTTTAATGCCCTTGTTAGTGGTTCGATTTTTGGAGGTATTCCTTCCAATAAAATCACTGCCTTGGCAGGAGAATCAGGCACGGGAAAGACTTTCTTTTGCCTTTCTGTCGTTAAGTCTTTCCTTGATGCTGACCCTGACGCTGGCGTCCTATATTTTGAAACCGAGTCTGCCATTAGTAAGCAGATGATTGAGAGTCGTGGCATCGATGCCAAGCGTATGGTCATCTTCCCTGTCAACACAGTGGAAGAGTTCAGGACCCAGGCGGTCAGGATCATCGACAAATATATGGAAACGCCCAAAGAGGATCGCAAACCCCTGATGTTTGTGTTAGACTCTCTTGGTATGCTAGCCACCAACAAAGAGGTTGAGGATGCGTCCAATGACAAACAAGTCAGGGACATGACCAAGGCACAACTTATCAAGTCTTGTTTCAGAATCCTTACACTCAAGCTTGGCAAGGCTAATATACCAATGTTGGTTACTAATCACACCTATGATGTCGTCGGCGCTTACGTTCCTACAAAGGAAATGGGAGGAGGAAGTGGTCTCAAATATTCCGCCTCTACAATCGTTTATCTCGGAAAGAAAAAGGAGAAAGATGGAACGGTACTCATCGGAAACATTATCAAATGCGAGGCTAAAAAGTCTCGTCTGACCCGAGAGGGTTCCAAGATCGAAACAAGACTGTTCTTTGATGAGCGTGGTCTGGAACAACACTATGGATTGCTTGAGCTCGGTGAGGCAGCAGGTCTGTGGAAGAATGTTGCTGGTCGATATGAAATCGGCGGCAAGAAAGTCTATGCCAAACAGATCCTGAAAGACCCCGAGCAGTATTTCACACCCGAAGTTCTTGCCGAACTAGATAAACAGGCACAGAAGACATTCTTGTACGGAGCAGACGATGACGGAGAAGCTTGAACTCTCAATTTTGAGGAACCTGCTTTGCAATGAGGAGTATTTTCGTAAGGTAGTCCCCTTCATCAAAGGTGAATACTTTCAAGAACAATCAGAGCGAGTCCTCTTTGAAGAGATTCAAGATTTTTCTAACAAGTATGATAAGTATCCGACTAAAGAAGTCCTAATTATCAACCTTAATCAACGCAATGACCTTACTGAAGAGACTTTTAAGGCGAGTGTTTCGCAACTCAATTCACTTTCTCAAGAATATATTGAGACGAAGTGGTTGGTTGACGCGACGGAGAAGTGGTGTCAGGAGAGGGCAGTCTACAACGCCCTCCTTGAATCTATCAAGATCGCAGAGGGAAGCGGTGAACAGAAAGTATCAAAGGATGCGATCCCGAGTATCTTACAAGAGGCTCTCGCAGTATCGTTTGACGAACACATCGGACACGATTATGTAGACAACGTACAAGAACGATACGACTACTACCACCTGGAAGAGAACAAGATTCCATTTGACATTGAGAAACTCAATGTCATTACTAAAGGTGGTCTGCCTAACAAGTCACTGAACATTGCACTCGCAGGCACAGGCGTAGGTAAGTCTTTGTTCATGTGTCACATGGCAGCATCATGTTTATCCATTGGATTCAATGTGCTGTACATCACACTGGAGATGGCAGAAGAAAAGATCGCTGAACGTATTGACGCCAACCTGTTGAACGTCAATATCAAGGACATTGGTGAGATCCCTGAATCTATCTACAAGTCTCGTGTTACAGAGATTGGTAGAAAGTCTCAAGGTAAACTTATCATCAAAGAGTATCCCACTGCATCAGCACACTCTGGTCACTTCAAAGCATTGTTGAGCGATCTTTCCCTCAAGAAAGACTTCCGCCCCAACATCATCTTCATTGACTATCTGAATATCTGTGCCTCATCTCGCTACAAAGGTCACATCGTCAATTCATATACCTATGTCAAAGCGATTGCAGAAGAGCTACGAGGTCTTGCTGTCGAGCATGACCTTCCTATTGTATCTGCTACTCAAACCACTCGTAGTGGTTTCGGCAATAGTGATGTCGATCTCACTGATACTAGTGAGTCTTTTGGTCTACCTGCTACTGCTGACCTCATGGTTGCTCTTATTTCTACTGAAGAGCTTGAGCAGTCAGGTCGCATCATGGTTAAGCAACTTAAGAATAGGTACAATGATCTCACCTATTACCGTCGTTTCACGGTGGGGATTGACAGGGCGAAGATGAAGTTGTATAATGTTGATGACTCGGAAGGAGAACTCACCGCTTCCGATCTTCCTGAAGAGGAGACCTTCGACCGCCTTGACGACATTTCTAATAGGCAATCCAGACTAGACAAATTTTCCGAATTCGTAATCTAATGACAATCAATTTCTCGCGCTATGAAAAGTTTGTATCGGGTGTTACGTCCGATGCTTCAACAAACTTTGTTGACTTTGCTGACCGTATTGTTGAACTTGATAGAAAGGGTGCCAACATTGAGCGTCTTCTTACTGCTGGTGTTGGGATCAATGCTGAAGGTGGTGAGTTCTTGGAGATCATTAAGAAGATGGTGTTCCAAGGCAAACCTTTTAACGAGGACAACCGAGAGCACATGATCATTGAACTGGGTGACCTGCTGTGGTATGTCGCTCAAGCAACCCAAGCACTTGGTGTCTCTTTTGAAGAAGTGATCGAGACCAACGTCAAGAAACTGGAGAAACGGTATCCTGGTGGACAGTTTGACATCTACTATTCCGAGCACCGCGCCGAGGACGATCGTTGATCCTAAAGAATTCATAAAGAGATCTAGTTTTGTGCGAGTTTCCTGATAAAATATATACAGACGCAACCACCCTATGATCAATCTGCATGAGAAGTTTAACCACTATCTGCACAGTGACAAGACTCCCGATTGGAATGGCATTAAAGAAGCACTGATCGGGTATGGGTGGCGTGATGACGGTAGTAACATCATTGGATACTACCTCCTCACTAAAGAGCACAAGCATAACTACACTCTTGACAACAAATACCTTGGCAAAGAATCTGCCTAATCTTAAACCTCCTCTAAATACTAGGGGAGGTTTTTTCGTATGAAGTTAGCAGATCTCTGCCGTAACGGCAAAGAGTATGACATGCGTATCACCAAGATGATCAAGAAGATCGCTTCGGGTGGTAGGTTTTTGCTTGCAGATAACATGGGTGACCTTGAAATCTATGAGGTCATAATCACTTTCAAGGATGGCAGTGAGTTTACATACGATGCTGAACACCTACGAGATGCTATGATACAGAGGTATCTGCACTCTGACATTTTGTCACTGGCAAACAATGGTGGTCTTCGTGGTAAGGCAAACATTGAAGTGTATGGTGGCGTCAGCGGTACACCACTCACCGCTACCTTTGACTTTCAAGACCTAGTAAAGACAGCAGAATTTGGTGGTCAAGGTAAGAAGGGTGGTAAAACAAATAAAGGTAATGACTACGAGAAAGATCTCTTCACTAGTTGCGAGCACTTTTTTGA